GTTTCGTAGTCGAGATGATATCAATTTCCTTAAACGCACATTCCGATGGGATGATGTGCAGTGTCGCTTTCGAGCACCACTTGCACTCGAAACTATCAGAGAAATGGCGATGTGGAATAAAGGTACCATCGATCCTTTTGACCTAACAGCTGAAGTATTGTGTAATGCTGTAGTCGAGCTTGCACAGCATGACAGAGAGACTTTCGATAGGGAACTACCTGCGTTTGAAAAGGCAAGGAGAATTCTCTCAGAAAGAGTGTCTGTCAATTTTGAGACTTATGATGATTACCAAAGGATTGAAGCCGTAAAGTATTGTTAACCTCATATAAAAGTTGTACCATAATCGTTGGTCCTAGTAAAGAGTAGTTAACCTTGGCCATCTTCGGATGGCCATGGCCTTCCTCGGAAGGCCAAAGGAGGACTTGAGGGTCTAATTCCAGCAATCTTCGGATTGATGCACAATAACCAAAAGCACTGGTATTTCCTCACCAGCCTCCAACATAGGTAGTACTGCGCTATCTTAGACAGTAATGTCAAATGCAGAACGAGTCATGAATTAGGGATTTTATTCTTGACTTATAATCACTTTATCCCAACATCAGTGTATCATTCATGGATTCACAAAATAATACTAACACCTATATGGCGAGTTCGTCTGCACTCGAAACAACGCAGACAGCACCTAGTGAGGGCATGCAAGGACTTCACGCCGAAGTGGTACGTCAACAAGAGACTGTTCGTTTTGAGGAAGATGGTGTGGTTGCTTCTTTGGAGCTTCCTTCCATCACTCCGATTAATGATTACCTCTCAACTGCTAATGATGGTTTGGTCAACGACATAGTTGGTTTTCTATCACGTCCGATTCCTCTTGAAGGAATTGTGTGGAAAGAGACTGACAATGTCGGTGCAGAACTTATTAATCCTAGCTTCGCGCAACCAGGAAACGAATTGCCAAGAACGTGGATTGATATTCCAATGATCAACCAAAAATTGCAGGGTTTCACGTTTCTTCGATGTGATTTCCGTGTCAGGGTACAATTCAATGCACAACCGTTCAATGCTGGACGTGTTGTTCTATGGTTTAATCCTTTCACAATCAACATGCCACACACTAACAACCAAGTCACTTCAACTTCACATTTTGGAGGTATCACCGGATATAGACATGTCGATCTCGATCTGTCAACATCGACTGCTGCGGAACTCGTTATCCCATATGTTGGCCTAGTTTCACACTACAATACTATTACTCATCGATCTTTGATTGGTAGTTTTAGATGTACTGTGTATTCAAAGCTTTCATCTGGGGCATCAGAATCGCAAACGTCAGTTGATGGAACGGTATGGATCAGTGCTGAAAACATTGATCTTCAAATGCCTACCGGTCTCATGATGCCTGCTATCCGTGTTGTTGAAGGACAAATGAAGAAAGAAAAAGAACAACCCGCGAAAGGAACGATTGAAAGCATCGCCAGTACGACCTCTACAATTGCAGCCGCAGTTGGACGAATCCCTGGACTTGCTGAGATTGCGAATGGTGTGCAGTGGGCCGCAGATGCTGTTGCAGGTGTTGCGGGCATGTTCGGATGGTCTCGGCCTACCGATCCTAGCTTTGCGACAATTGTGCAGCCATCTTTGGTTCGTCACATGACGAACTTCAACGGTGACACTAAATCAAAACCACTCGGTCTAGATGCACGTAACGAAATTTGTGTACCTTATCATGCTTTTGCCACAAAAGATGATGAGATGGCGTTGGCAACAATTCTACAGAAACCGGTTTACGTCGATCGATTCACAATGGATCAAACTCAAATTAGTGGCACAACCATTTGGAGATGGCCTGTAGTTCCTAGTGCTTGCACAAAGAAAATTGCAGCCTCACCTTACGAACCAGGATTGATTTTCTTTCACACTTTTGCTAGTTATCTCTCTCGCATCTTCAGCTTCTGGCGAGGAGCTCTGAGATATCATTTCAAGGTTGTGAAGACGAATTTCCATTCTGGCCGTATTCGTGTGTTCTTTGTCCCTATGGCTGAACTTGGATCAGATGTCACTCTTATTGATTTTAACAAATGTTATAATCAAATTTTTGACATCCGTGATACAGCAGAGTTCGAGTTTGAAGTTCCTTATGTATCCAATACACTTTGGAAGAAACTCGATCACAGTATTTCTACAATCACTCCGTCAGCAGTCTCTTATGACAGGCCTACCGGTATGATTTATGTACAAGTACTGAATCAATTGAGAAATCCATCGATCGCCTCCAATACAATTGAGTTTCTAGTTGAAACTAGTTGTGGTGAAGACTTCCAATATGCTTTTCTCACTGAATCTGATGTGGTCAAACCGATGATGATCAGTCATGAACAGTTCGAAGGCCATATTACATCAAGCGATTCTGATCGCTATGTACGAAGGGTCAGTGGACAAATGCAGTCTTTCTTCGAAAGCAAAAAGATGAAGGATTACAATCCGAACATACTCGGTATGGGAGAAGCAATCACATCTTTGAGACAATGTCTCAAAAGATATGGACGATATAAGGCAATTTTGCCGGCTGTGACAGCTGGCAATCTCAATATGATTCGTCCATATGATACCAATGACAATTTTCAGAATTTTATTAGCGTCGAATTGGACCAATCGGGTCCTGTCGACGGCCTGTATAATTATGTAAGTTATCTTTACAGAATGGTCTCAGGAAGTATGAGAATGATGTTCGTACCAGCAGGAACAACCCTTGTGGATTTTCCTGATGTGCGACTTCGGCCTTATACTACTGA